TTCACTAATTCTAACCGTAGATGTATTTACTCTTTGAAATTTACCTCTTATGATCCATCTTTTATGATTCTCACTATCTTGAATAAAATCACCAGTAAATTCATTTAGTGATGGTTTAATCTCAGTAATTTTTTTATCACTTAAAACTTTAATACAAGCCTCTGTTACTGATTTAACATCTCTGTTTAAGATATTCATAGCAAAACCAACAGCAATACCAGAAGAACCATTAATAAGAATTGTAGGTATAATTGGTAAGAAAAAATTAGGTTCAATTGATTCACCTTCTTCTTCTTTAAATTCTAATAGTTCGTAGTCTTTATAAAGTAATTTAAAATTGTTATTTAATTTAGTTCCGATATATCTGGGTGCTCCTGGTTGTGGTGATCTTAAAGATCCATATTGACCAAGTTCATCAAGTAGAGGAGCATTATTTTTAAATTTCTGTGCCATTGAAATTATCGCAGAAGAAAGACTTGTATCACCGTGATGATAGAAACACTTATTTGCAATAAAACCAGAAAGTTGAAATACTTTAAGTGGTTTCTCAGCACCTGTTTTCCAAACTAAAGAAGATCCATGTAATATTTTTCTCTGAGATGGTTTTAATCCATCTATAACAGAAGGTATGGCTCTACCTTCAATAACATACATAGCAAATTCTTTATAGTCGTTAGATAAGAATTCCGTTATACTTTTTTCAATCATAAAACTATATATGTAAAAATTATTTTTTGTTTTTATTTTTTTATATATAAGTTTATGAGAATAGTTAAAAAATACGACCAATTTATTAATGAAAGTTTTTTCAAAAAAGACGAGTATTTAAAGGATGAATTAAGAAAATTATCACATTCGGATGAGAATATGTTAAGACTTTCACAATTTGTAGAAAGTTTAAAAAATTTAAATAAACTAAGAGTTATTGATAAATTAGAAAAAAATGGGTATTCAAAATTTATTATAAATAATAAAAAATTCTATAAAGAATTGGAAAAGTTTCAATCTGGTGGGGATGGAAAAGAATTAATTGATCTCTTAAATGAAGATGAAATACAAACACAAGTAGTTCTTTCTAAACAAGGTAATCTTCACAGATATATGCAAGAACATAGTGAAGAATTTACATTTGGTATTTTAAGAGCTATTTTCAAAGATGCTAAAGATGCTAAAATGAAAACAGATATTAAAAAGGGTATAATACAAGCTATTCCTAGAGGATTACCTGTTTTATTAGCTCCTTTTTATCCAGTAGTTGCCATAGTTGGTTTAATACTAGGAACATCAAGAACATTTAATAAATTAATCAAACCTCTTTTTAATAATCTTGATTCTGAATCAAAATATGTTGATTTCTTAAAAACAATGGTTTTTTATTATATGAAGTTTCCAGAAGGAGAAGTAAATCTTAAAGATCGTTTTTCAAGGGCTTTTGTTGTTACTGATAGATTAATTGATGCAGTTAAACCAGAAGTAATTGAAAACTTTACTAAAGATTTAGTTACTAAGATGGATTCTGAACCAGATGATAAACCAGTTCCGGATCATTATATTGAAAATGAATTAAAGAAATATCTTAATGATAATTATGATGTTGATCCAGAAATACCATTAAAGGAAGATTAGTATGCAATTCCCAGAAGATATAGGATTTATTCATAATGATATTTTAGATGAGTGGGAGAAACCAGTAATTGATGGTAAATTACTTATATGGAAAAATCTAAATAATTGGACTTGGACACTCGCCTATGAAGACTCTGAGGAATATATACACACACTTAGAATTGGTTCAGAAAGTGATATAGTTATTGGTTTAAAGGCTTATTGGCGAGATAAGAGGTTAAGCGAGTTATTAGGTGAATAAAAGACTAGAGGTTATTTTACTAAAATTTAAAGGAGGGTAAGACATATTTTATATATACTTTATGAGGTATAATAATTTAAAATTTATTGAAAAGTCAATAGATATACACGGTGATAAATATAATTATGATTTAGTTGAATATGTAAATAGTTATACAAAAATTAAAATCATATGTAAAGAACATGGTGAATTTGAACAAATACCTCAAAAGCATTTAAGTGGACAGGGTTGTAGAGATTGCGGATATAATAAATTAAAATCAAAAAATTTTACTTTAAATGCTGCCAAAGTTCACAACAATGAGTTTGATTATTCATTAGTTGAATATGTAAATAGTCATACAAAAGTTAAAATTATATGTAGAGAACATGGTATTTTCGAACAAAATCCCAATTCACATTTAAATGGTCAAAAGTGTAAAAAATGTGTTATAGAAAATAATAAATTAACAAATGAGGAATTTATAGAGAAATCAAATATAGTTCATAGTAATAAATATGATTATTCATTGGTAAATTATATTAATAATATAATTGATGTGGATATAATATGTAAAGAACACGGCATCTTTAAACAAAGACCATCAAATCATCTAACTGGAAATGGATGTACCGAATGTTATATTAATAAATTTAAAAATAATTCTTATATAGAAAAGTGTAATAATAAATTTAATAATGAATATGATTATTCATTAGTAGATTATAAGAATAATAAATTACCAGTTGATATCATATGTAAAAAACATGGTATTTTCAAACAAAATCTAAAGAGTCATTTAAAAGGTTCTGGATGTCCATATTGTTCAGGTAAAAAAATGAATACTTATTTTTTTATAGAAAAGTCAAATATTGTGCATAATAACTTTTATGATTATTCTAAGACAGAATATATAAAAGCAAACGAGCCAGTATTAATAATATGTCCTATACATGGTGAATTTAAACAAAAAGCATATATACACTCATCTGGATCAGGTTGTATGATTTGTAAGTCTTCAAAGGGAGAAAGAGAAATTATAAAACTTTTGAATAATTTAAATGTAAATTATATACATCAAAAAAAATTCAAAGATTGTAAATATTTATCAAATTTAATTTTTGATTTTTACTTACCAGATTACGGTATTTGTATAGAGTATAATGGCGCACAGCATTATGAACCATTTGATTATTTTGGCGGAAAAGAATCTTTTGAATTAGTAGTTAAAAGAGATAAAATTAAAAAAAACTTTTGTAGAAAAAATAATATTAAGTTATTTACAATATCATATAAAAAAAATATAGAAAAAGAGATAAAAAAAATAATAGAGAAATGTCAGCTGATAAATATAAAAAATTAACAGATAGAGAACACGTACTACTTAGACCATCTATGTATTTGGGTTCGATGAAACCAAATATTTCAAATAAATGGGTTTTTGGAGATGGTAAAATATTAAAGAAAGAAATTAATAATGTCCCGGCTTTTATAAAGTTATTTGATGAAATAATCACCAATTCCATAGATGAGAGTCGTAGAGATGGTAGTAGATTAAATGTCATTAAGATAAATATAGATAATGACATTGTAACCGTTTGGGATAACGGGGGGATATCTGTTGTAAAAAATAAAGATGATGAGTGGATTCCAGAGATGGTATTCTCTAATATGCGAGCAGGTTCTAATTTTTCAGATGATGAGAATAGAACTTGGGCAGGTACTAATGGAGTTGGGAGTTCTTGTGTGAATATATTTTCAGAAGAATTTAGAATATCAACTTGTGATGGTAAAAATCATTTTACTCAAGTTTTCTCTAAAAATATGAGTGAGAGGTCTAATCCTATTATTAAAAAATCTAAATTAAATCATACTGAAATAACTTACAAACCAGATTATGAAAGATTTGGTTTAAATAATATTGATGAGGATCATTTTAAAATGATTGAGAAAAGAGTTTATGATTTAGCTGCTTGTAACACACATCTAAAAATATATTTTAATGATTTATTACTAAAATTTAACACATTTGAAGATTATATTAAACTATACACAACAGAATATTTTTTTGAAAGTAATAAAGATAAAACATGGTCAGTTGGTATATCACACTCATCTAACGGATTTCAACAAGTTAGTTTTGCTAACTCTACTGAAACTTATGATGGGGGTACGCATGTTGATTACATAATGGGTCAGATAATCTCTCAAATGAGAGAATTCTTCTTAAAAAAACACAAAGTTGATATTAAACCTAGTGAATTAAAAAACCATATGACTCTTTTCTTAAACTCAACTGTTATTAACCCTTCTTTTTCATCACAAACAAAAGAGAAGCTAATTACCGAAGTTAAAGAGTTTGGATATACTTATGAAGTTACACCTAAGTTTATACAACAAATACTTAAATCAGAAATTGTTAATTCAATTTTAGATTGGATTCAACAAAAGAAAAATGCAGAAGATAGTAAACTACAAAGAGAATTAAATAAGAAATTATCTAAGATAAAAGTAGAAAAACTTATTGATGCTAAAGGTAAAGACCGATGGAAATGTTCATTATCACTTTTTGAAGGTGATTCTGCAAACTCTGCATTTAGAAAATATAGAACACCAGAAACTATGGGTTCATTTTCATTAAGAGGTAAATTTACAAATGTATCTGAAATATCTAATCAAAAGTTAGTTCAAAATGCAGAAGCTGTTAATTTAATGGCTGCTATGGGTTTAAAATTAGGACAACCAATTGAAGTTAAAAATTTAAGATATGGTAGAATTTTAATAACAACAGATGCCGATATGGATGGTAATTCTATCTCAGCACTCTTAATTAATTTTTTCTATAAATATTGGCCAGATATGTTTGAAAGAAAAATGATTTATAAAGTTGAAACTCCAATCGTTGTTGCTACATCTAAAGATAAAAAGAAGGGAAAAATGTTCTTTTACACACAAAGTGAATATAATGATTGGGAATCTAAAGCAGATTTAAAGAATTGGGAGATAAGTTATAAAAAAGGTTTGGCGGCACTTGTAGATGATGAATATAGTGACATTATAAACAATCCAAGATTGACTCTTTTAACAAAAGATGATGTATCAGAAACTTCATTAGATATATGGTTTGGTAAAAATTCAGATTTAAGAAAAACAGAATTATTAAAGTAAACTTTTACAATAATTTTCCGTATATTTGCCCTTATGAGGGATCGTGCTTGGCGCAGACATATCAGAGAAAGAGTTATACTTATGAGAATACGTAAGTATAACCTTAAAAGCTATTGGTATAGGCTATATGAAGATGCTAATGGATATTATGTGGATAAACCAAAGTTAACAGATTATATTGGTTCAAAAGAAACTCATTATTATAGCAAAGGAACTAGATATTATAAAGGAGGTAGTAAATATTCACCAAATAAATCACATAACAGAAAATATAGATCTTGGGGTAGACCCGGAGATACACCAGACACTAGAGAATTTCAAAGAAGAGTTCTCATAAAAATTAAACAGGAGTATGGACTTAAATAATTTTATATTAGACAATTCCGATAATTGGTCCATTAGTGGTGGTATTTTGCATTATAAAAAAATTATAAAAATACCACTATGTTATATTGATAATAATGAGGTTGTGTGGATTTTCTTAGATGCTAGAGTTAAAAAGATAGTAACTAAATTAGTAGGTAAACTCTTAAAGGAAAATAAGAAATTCTTTTTTGCTTATCCGGATTCGGCAAATCCATCTGGTATATTTAGATATCATGAAAAAGTTATTTATCATTATCTCTATACTTGGATTAGAGGAGAATTTAATGAAGGATTTAATAAATTAAATTTTGATTATATTGGTAATTTAGTAGAATGGGTTAAAGAAGAAGAAAAGTTTACAGTTCTTAAAAAGATATATGATGAATTAAAAAAAGAAGTTGATAGGAATTGGTATGATTGGCAAAATAAAGGAAAAGTATATGAATATCCTGAACATATTAGAGAAGAATATTTAACAATATGGAGAGATATTCAAATTAGTTTAATTTTATAAACAAAAAAAAGAGTTAGATTTCTCTAACTCTCCTTCTGGCTTATTATACTAATTAAGAAACTTTAACAGTTCTAGTGTTAGAAGTGTTATCATTTTTAGGTAGCATAATTGTAAGAATACCGTTCTCATACTTAGCTCTAGTTTCAGTAGAGTTAGCATTTGTTGGTAATTGGAATTCTCTTGTGAAAGAATTGTAGTTAAACTCTCTATAAGAATAGTTAGTTACTTCGTTATTTCTTTCAACATTAGCTCTAACAGTCAACGTGTTATTGTTATAAGAAACTTCAAAAGATTCTTTGTTATAACCTGGAGCAGCAAATTCTAATACATAACTATCAGTGTTTTCATAAGCATTTACATTTGGTGTGTAAGGCGTGTTATTAACTAAATTAGTTAATCCTGATGTTAATGGATTAGTATAAAATGGGTTAGTTGTTAAACCATTAGCAGTAAAGTTTAATGGAGTGTTAGACCAATTTAAATTATTCCAGTAATTTGCTGGTGTGTTGTACCAGTTCCCGTTGTTGTTTGTGTTTGTGTTTGTCATGTTTTAAATTATTTTTTAATTTATAGAAATTAGTTTATTAAAAGTTTAAACATAAGTGGAAAAAAAAACTATATAATATACAAAAAATAATAACATATTATGTTACTAGATATTATTATAGATGGGAATTATATTTTAAGCAAATTAGCATTCACACTACACAAAAACAATTTATTATTTGGAGCTCTCCATCAAGCATTAGATAATACAATAAAAAATTACAGAAAATGGTATCCATTTTCAAATATCTACTTAGTTTCGGATTCAAAAGAGAAATCTTGGAGAAAACAAATTATATCAGAATATAAATCAACAAGAAAAAAAGATAGTGATATAGACTGGGCATTTGTTTATGATACTTATGCTGAATTTAAAGAAGAAATGAAAAAATCTATTAAAGTCTTAGAAGCTCCTCATATCGAAGGTGATGATTGGCTTTCTTTTTTAGTTGAAAAATCAAATAGAGAAGAAAGATCTACAATTATAGTTTCAAATGATTATGATATTAAACAATTGGTCAAATTTAATTTAGATCCTCTTTATATTAATATTATGACTAATGAAATGTATAACAAACAAAAGTTATTTCTTCCAAAAAACTATCAGTTATTTTTAAATAAGGTAAATTCATTACCAAATAATGATATTTTTAACTTAAATGATAATACAGAGTTTATATCATTTATCGGAAATTTCATAGATAAATATGAAGTAAATGAAATAGATTCTGTTGAATCACTTATTATCAAAATAATCTCAGGTGACGTTTCTGATAACATTGATTCGGTTTGGTCACAGGTGAAAGGTGGTAAGAAAAGAGGGATCGGTGCAAAAGGAGCGAAAACAATTTACGACACATACATCACAGAATTTGGTGAATTATCTTTAGAAGATCCAGATCTTTATGAGAATATTGCTGATTTAATTTGTGAAAAAAAGAAATTATCTAAAACTAAAATAGAAAGTATAGTTAAAAGAATTAGAGGTAATTTTCAACTAATAGATTTAAGAATTGATAATTTACCACAAGATATTACAAGTAAAATGATTAGTGTTTATGATAACATTTGATTTCGAAAGAGCTATAAATAAGTGGAAAGCGGTTATAGAAAATACTATAAGAAAACACAAATATACATATTGTGATGATTTAACTGAAGCAATATGTATATTTTGTGAATGGTATTCTATTTCATCACAAATGTCTGGTTTTGATCAAACTGAATTACCAAATAAGATTAAAGAGATATATGAAAAATTAAAATCTGTTGATTTTAAAATTGAAATAATTGGTGAGTATTTGAATATGGCGACTGGTGAAGTAGAATACAAATTAGCTGATGGTAGTTTCATTTTAAAGAGTTTAAAAAACTTTAAGCCTTCTGATGAAATTTATTTAAAAGTTTTTGATCAAGATTTTATAACTTTTTGGAGACCGGATATTATAAGAGATTGGAAACTTAATACAATTTTAAATGGCTGAATTAATAGATGTTGTTAATGCAATTTTTAAAAATAGAAATAACTGGGTAAGCATCACAGACGAAGAAAAATCTAAAAATTTTTTTATAATAAACAGATATTTTTCTAAAATTTATCCAGATAAATCACAACTTTTAAATTCAAAAAACATAGATAAAGTAATGGCTATGGATACATGGTATTATTTTATGGCTAATGAGCCTTATCCAAAAGACTTTTGGTCCAAATCTGAAAAAGTAACATCAGAATTATCTGAAAAGGAATTCAAAATGTTATTAAAACATTTGAGTATTAAAAGAGAAGATATAGAATATTTAATTAGAAATTATCCAGACTTCTTAAAAGAAGAACTAGAATATTTAAAAAAGAGAGAAAAAGAAAAATCTAAAAACTAAAAAGTTAAATTATGATTACATTAGAAAAAACAAAAGCAAAAACAAACTGGTATGTTGTTAGAACAGCAATCAACAAAGAAAAGTCAGTTGCTGAAAGAATTCAAAAACAATCAGAAGTAGGTGACCTTATGGGTAAAGTTAGTCTGGTTATTGTACCAACAGAAGTATCTTTTTATTTGAAAAATGGTAAAAAAGTTAAAAGAGAAAAAGTTAAATTCCCAAGTTATATTTTTATTCAAACAAATGCAGTTGGTGAAGTTAAATACTTTTTAAAAGGTGTTAATGGTGCTGGTGGTTTCTTAACTAACAGAACTGGTGATGTAGTTGCACTTTCAGATTTAGAAGTTACTAGAATGATTGGTGAATGGGAAGAATCTAAGATTGAAAAACCAGAAGAAGTTAATAAATATTTACCAGGAGAAGAAGTTACTATTTTAGAGGGACCTTTTACTAATTTCAATGGTAAAATTGAATCAGTTAAAGGTGATAAAGTTAAAGTTGAAGTTTCTATATTTGGTAGAGTTAGTTTAATCGAAGTTGGACTTTTACAAATTGATAAAAAAAGAGATCAATAAAAATGACTCAAAGCGGCTCACAAAAAGAACTTTATGATAGAATCATAAAGTCTGCTGACTATATTAATAGGATCGGCAGATCTGGAGCTGCTAATTATATAATAACATCACAACAAATATCAGATACAATTCGAGATATTCTAAAGGATAGAAATATATCCAGAATATTAAAAATTAAAAAAATTTGGTTAGATGAATAATAGAATATATCCAACAGCATCTTATAAAAAT